TGCAGGTAGTTTATGCATGTTAGTCATAGGATCTTTTACAGTCCCACCTGACCACTCTAATGTTTTTTGTTGTAGATCATATTTATATTTAATATCATTAAGATAATCTTTAGATAAAGAGTCTAACGAATATCTAAATCTATTCTCATCAATAACTGATGCAGCTATCATAGTGTCAACTATTTTACCTTTCATCATTTTACCTGTTACTGATCTAATCCAACATACATCGTACATTGCATTGTGAAATACTTTAGTAATGTTTTCGTTTTGAAATATTTTTTCATTAAGAACATCCCATATCTTATTTATTCTTTCAGGATCTATGTCCGTGTCTGAGTGTTGAAGAGGAAAGTATGCAGTATCTTTTTCTGTTGCAACAGCTATACCACAAATGAAACCATCGTTTCTTATAGCACCTAAACCTTTTGTTTTAAGATTTGGATCATAAGTTTCTATATCCACTGCAACTGTATCTATACCTTTTAGATCTAAATCTTCTGGTGTATTACACATTATAATCTCTCTCCAGTATCATTTCTAAATAATGTATTGCCTTCTTTATATCTTGCTCTTTCCCTTTCGACTGATGTCGACAGATGTATTTTATAGCATTCCCTTCCGCAAAAAGCAATCTGTTCTCGTTTATAAACTCTGCTGGTTGAATCTTCATGGAAGAATAATGTTTCCCGCCTACCTGCTCTTGTAATGATTTATATGTTGATCCTTTAAATATATCTTTGTGTGTCATCTTACTCCTAATGTGTATTTGTCTTGTGATGCTATTGTCCAACAGTCAAACTTACCTCGACTGTATGCTACATATTTTAGTCTTAGCTGACTAAAATAATCTTCTGGTCTAAATCTTGTGTCATCAACAATTACGTTGTCAAAAGTTAAACCTTTTACAGTATGGATGTTTGCATATTTAACTCTGATGTCTCCATCTAAATCACATCCGTTTCGTAAAATTTTATTTATGTAAAGTATTCTGTCCTCTTCTGTTTTAGTTCTTATCAATGCAAAGTCTCTTTGAGAACCTGCATTCTCTTTTAAATACTTGTGGTATATCAAATAATCTATTGTGTACTCTCTATCTACCCACTCTTCAAAAGTTTCATCTCCTCTACCATGAACTATTACTTTACTACCCATATAACTCCAAAAATCTTTTATCTGTCTAACTGACATTGGTGTGCCCTTACAAAAATCTGACCACAACTTATGACATCTTAGTTCTTTCTTTGGTACGTGGGCCGTGTTCCCTACGTGTGCAAACTCTATTCCGTGTTGTTTGAAAAATTTTTTGACCCATGCATCTGATGGTTTTTGACGATAAGTAAATAGAAAAGTCTCTTTAGTATTTTTTATCTTATCTAATAAAGTCTCCATAGCACTACAGTTTTTTTGTAGATTAGGTAGGTGGTAATGATTACCTATTATGTCTGTAGCTTTCCACACTCTGTGGGTACCATAGTGATGCCATATAGGAGCTATAATTTTTTTACATAAATTATTTATTGTCTTACTACATCTGTGTCCTTGTTCTAATTCTTGTGCACCTTTTGATAATGTGTAAAATTCATGCGCATCTGCACCTGCCCATTCAAATATAGTTTGATCAGGATCGCCTACAAACCAATATTCTTTTGCATTGGTTGCTATTTTATCTAGTGCTATCTTTTGTGTCTTGTTACTATCTTGTGCCTCATCTACTATCAAAGCATCTATGTCTGGCTCTACTGCCTTATCTATGAAACGTTTAATCATATCGTGAAAATCTAATTTACCATTTTGTTTATTGTATGCTTCTACAATCGGCACCATATTTTCTATGTCAGTTATAGAGTACGTGTTATATTTCTTATCAGACTTCTTCCAATGTTCTTTGAGAGATCTGTTAAATCCATATGCTTCTCTAACAAATTTAAAATAACCATGTTCTCTATTATCAAATTGTGATTGCGTAACCTTGTGTCTTTGAAATATAGAATCTATTCTACATAGATTTTTATAATCGTCGTAGTCAAGAACCTGCTCACCGATTGTTGCTTTGTTTTTACAATAGTGATGTATTGTGCAAATGTTATGTTCTAATGATTTTTTAGTAACACTCTGCATCTCTGGTAGTTTTAATATCTCATCTTTAATTTCATCAGCTGCAACGTTTGTATGTGATAAAACTATTATTCTTTTATAATCAAAACTTTTTAACAACTCAGTATACTTACTGGTTATGAATGTAGAAGTTTTACCTGTACCTGGTGGTCCTACCATAAACTGAAGCTTACTCATTTGTAATCTCCTTGTATTCTCCTTCAATAATTAAATCTTCTATATCAATTGTTTGGTTTAACATACGCCACGATACACATGACTTACCATCAAACCTACCATGATTCTTTTTAGCTTTTAAAATATTCTGACATTTAATAACTAAGTCTACTCGTGATAGATTTACTTTTTGTCTGTGTAGATAGTCTTCAAATTTATCTAAATTAAATTCTAAAATATTTTTTTGTTGATTAAAATAAGGTAGACCAAAGTTTGCTAATTCTTTTTTATTTGTATATGCTTTTTCTTCTGCAATGTAGTTTTTAAAATGTTTTACAAATCTTAAATCTTCTTCTGCATCTTCAACATAATCTTTTGATTTTTCTCTTGCTTCATACTTTCTACGCATGATCTCTTCAAAGTCAGCAGGTTTCATTTCTGGAATCCACACAGATGCTTTACTAATTACTGCATCATAAAATAATTTTTTATTTCTAAGTGTAGGACCATCAACAGTAATTGTTTTTTCTACTGCCTCACCTTGTACTACCGCATTAATCTTTACAAAATATCTGTCACTACCATATTCTATTATCTGTCCTATTGATTGTTTTGCTTCTTCACTTGTTGCTTCTTGTACACCAATCCAACTAAAGATAGTTGCAATTGTTTTTGTTGAACAACCTATTATCTCTGCAAGTTTAGGCATACCAAATTTTCTATTTGCTTTTTTGTGTGTTGTGCCTTTTCTTTTTCTCTTTTCATTCTCTTCATCTTTTGCTGCAACAGCAACTTTGTAAATAAAATCATCTATGTCATCTACATTCCATTCTGTGTGTTTTAACAATACACCTGCAATCGCAGTACAATAATCATCTCTTTGTCCTGTGCCTGCATAAGTAATACACAACGCAGCTGATAGTGCTATCTTACCTAAGTCTACTTTTAAATTACCTGGGTATTCATCTATACCTTCATACTTAACCCACTTAACAACTTCATTTGTTGTATGATATTTTGTTTCTGGAACTAATGTATATTTGTTTGCACCATGTCTTATCTCACAGAGCGTAGCACCGTGGCCATAGTTTTTGTAATAGCTTTCTAATTCTTTTGGTAGTGAAAATTTTTTATAGTCCGATGTGCCAGACCAAAGATAATGACTTGATGGATTATTTCTTCTGCCAAATATTGCACCACAAGATTTTATGTGGTCTCCTACAAATCTTTTAACAACAGGATTATCAATATCAAAATCTATGTATTGATCTAATCGTAGTCCTATTTGTTTTGTTGTGTGTTCTATTCTCCATTCTTCTTTCGTAATCTTAAAATCCGGGTCGGACCATTTTTCGACCACAGCCTGCTTTGTATCGCAGGGTATGATCACCCGTCCCAGATCTATCCAATCCTCATACGTAACCGGAGTTTTATTTATCTTATCATTCATAAATTAAAAGTGGGCGTTTCCACTCTCGCATCGACGCCCACTACCTAGGATTCTATAAATTCAAAGATTTTTTAGTTTCTTCTTGAACTTCAGGTTTAGCTTGTATCTCACCTTTACCTACAGATTCAGCAAAAGATTTTGCCATGTCATAGATAGCTTTATCTACAACTGGTCCTACCTTTGCTACATCCCAACCAAACCATGTTCCTTTGTCGTTAGACATCTGAACAGTAGATAGATTATAAATGTGGCTGTAAGTTGGCGGAGTAAACAAACCATTTTTACCCTGCATCTTCAAACCCATCATCATTGAGTTCCACTTTCTACTAACTTTAAGTTGAGTAGATTTCATAGAAATCAAAGCTGTCTCTGGATTATCACCAACAACAAGTACAAAGTGACTAGCTGTATTATCAAGATAATTACCGTTTGGTAATCTGTCTTTATAATCTTTACCTCTAGTTGTTTGGCTAATGATATCACTATCTGCCTCGTGAATTGCTACAGGTGCACCACTGCTGGTACCTCTGTCTTGCCATTCAATGTACTGTCGTTTGTAATGACATGGTACAACAGAAATTTTGTCGTACAATGCATTAGTTACAGTGTTGATTATTTTGCCTGGCTCTGCGCCCTCGACATACTTACCATCTCTTTTGTTTACCTCTGGAGATAGTTGTCCCAAAATTTTTAAGAATGGTAACGCAAGATCTTCTTGCGAAATATTCTGGGCTCCTTGTTGTGCATCAGCTTCCATATCAAATGTAGCTAGTGCACCATTCTTTTTTTCTGTTACTTGGTTCATGTTTATTTGTTCCTTTTTATTGTTGTCTTATTCTCCGAGAATACCCCGAAGATTTCCGTTGGCATTTCTTTACCTGCCTCAATACGCTCACGGACTAGCGCTTTCAAAGTCATGGGCTCAACCTTCATCTTTTGTGTCGGTTGAAACCCTTGACCTTTTGCAAGATCGGCATAATCAGCCGCCTTGTTATCTTCGTTGCGACCAAAGGATACGGATATCTCGTTTTTGATTATATCCCCTAGTCCATTGTTACGAAGCCAGTTAAACGCCGATTCTTTATTTGCTTCCGTTATGGTTGCACGATACGACGTTGAAACTTTTAAATGAGATCCATCATGCAGTTTTAGTTCTGCAAGACCCATCTCAGACATCATAGTTGGTATTACTTCACCAGATATATGATCTCGTTTCTTTTTTAATAATTTTATTCTAGACTCAGCATCTTCTATTTCAGAAGATACCCCCTCTAATCTTTCAACTTGATCTGCAAGAGACTGGATGTTACCAGTTTTTTTCATTGCATCTTGTTGGTCTTGTTCAAAATCAATTGTCATTTATTTCTCCTTTCTCGTATAAATTAATTGATATAGGATAGTATTTTCTTTCTTGCTTGTCCCATTTTAACACTTTGTATTTGCCGTTTGTAATATCAGAAACTATTGAACATGCAACACCTATAAGTGCAGGATCACCTGTTAATAATAAGTGATCGTTTTTTGTAAAATTTTTTAACCCTTTCCTTAATTTATAAATTAAAGGACCAGGAGAAAAAATCATTTGCGAAAACTCTGGCAATAAAAATTCAAAGTCACCATATTCTTTTGCACCTATAATATTTATTTTAGGAGTTCCTGCTTGGCTTCCTGCAATATGCTGTATTACATATACTTTATTTTCTTTCATGCTTGACAATATAGGTTTGAGTTGTTATCTTGTCAAGTAGAAAGATGAATTATAAATTTAAAACTAAACCGTATGCACATCAATTGACTGCATTAGAAAAGTCATGGAATAAAGAAACCTATGCTTACTTTATGGAAATGGGTACAGGTAAAACAAAAGTGTTAATAGATAACATGTCTATGTTATATGACAAAGGTAAGATTGATGGTGCATTAATTGTAGCTCCCAAGGGTGTAATAAAAACTTGGTACGAGCAAGAGCTTCCTACACACTTACCTAACCATATAGAAAATGTGACCGTATTGTGGCAATCAAATATTACAAAAGGACAACAAGAAAAATTAGAAAGTTTATTTGAAATAGATACAGCTTTACATATTTTAGTAATGAATGTTGAAGCTTTTAGTACAGAAAAAGGTATGAAGTTTGCTAGTAAATTTTTAAACTCACATAAAACACTTATGGCTATTGATGAGTCTACAACAATTAAAACACCTACAGCTAAAAGAACTAAAAATATTATACGTCTTGGTGTATCTGCTAAGTACAAACGTATCATGACAGGTTCTCCTGTTACTAAAAATCCATTAGATTTATATACACAATGTGAGTTTTTAGATCCTTATTTATTAGATCATGCTTCTTATTATTCTTTTAGAAATAGATACGCTGTAATGAAATCTATGCATGTTAGAGGTAGAACAATACAAGTAGTACATGCATTTCAAAATCTTGCAGAGCTATCTGAAAAATTACAAGGGTTTTCTTATAGAGTATTAAAAGAAGATTGTTTAGATTTACCTCCTAAAAATTTTACTAAAAGACATATTGTTCTTACTAGTGAACAGAAAAAAGTTTATGAGCAGATGAAGAAAGAAGCTATCGCTACATTAAATGGTAAAGTAACTTCTACTGTAACAGTGTTAACTCAACTGATGAGACTACAACAAATAACTTGTGGTCACTTTACTGCTGATGATGGTTCTGTTCAATTAGTAGATAGTAATAGAATAAAAGAATTAATGAATGTGTTAGAAGAGACAGAAGGTAAAGCAATTATTTGGGCTAATTATCAAAAAGATATTGTAACTATAATGGATAGTATTAGTAAAGAATATGGTCCAGGATCCGTGGTTGATTATTATGGATTAACACCACAAGAAGAAAGACAAGAGAACATTAAAAGATTTCAAAACGACGATGAGTGTAGGTTTATTGTAGGAACGCCACAAACAGGTGGTTATGGTATTACACTTACGCAGGCAAACACCGTAATTTACTATTCTAACGGATATGACCTTGAGAAGCGTTTACAGTCAGAAGACCGAGCGCAC